GTTTAGTGTAGGTGGCCTTGCGGCTCCCCCACCACTTTTATACAAGTTCGAGAAGAAACTGTTTCCGGTCCCACATCATTCCGATGGTTGAGTAGCCGGCAATATCCAGCACGGTGTCACGAATCGGTTCGTTAGCTGCCTCATCTTTTCGACCAGCCAGATTCTCGAGTCGAGCAATCTTGTCGTGCACCCGGATAATCAATCCGTCGCGGCCAAACATTGCGATGTTGTGATGGCCATAGTCCCGTTGTTTGCGCACGAGGGTTTCAATCAGCTCCTCCTGGGTGATGTCCCAGCCTTCAAGCCGGCCCCATTTCAAAGCTTTCGCTCCCAGAATCAGCCATTGGCTGGTAGCTGTAGCCCCGCTTTTGTTGAAGAACTCTTCGACCATCCCGTCAAACCAGTCCCGTATCTGTGGGATAGAGGAGGTGAACGATGGGCTCAGTGCGAAAATTTCTTTTGATGCGTGGTCTGCTGCAGAGTTCCAGCTGCCGTGTTCAATGTTTTGGAAAAGCTTTACGGTGTCAATGTTTGTGGTCATACGACATGTTTATCACATGTCATCCGCCACCGTCAATTGTTTAGGAAGAGGCGAAAGCTTTCTTGGGATTCTTGGTGATGTCATCCATCGATGTGACTGCAGAGTGTTTAAACGAACATGTTGGAGCGCTGATGAGATTCACGTGCGTCGTTAGCGTGTTGTTGCACTTCGGGCATTTCCAATGACGTGTCTTATTCATATTTAAATATTTAATCACAAACTGGCCACTATGAGAATCAGTACTAGTGCCGTCAGGAAACTTACAGCTTCGTTCACCAGGTTCTCCAGCTTCTTCCCCACCTAGGGGAGGTTGACCTTAGGTAGCGTGCGACTCGAGGGAGAACGTTATCAATCAGCTCGGGAATCATGATGTGTACAAGAACATCAAGGGACCGAATGAATTTGCATGGGGACCCGAGTCTGAATCGTGACACAGGAGTCGTAGCCGGCAAGCTGCGAAGAACTTCACCCAACGACATTTCTTTACTCAGAATCATCGCTGAACCTTTCAATGATGTCGCGCATCGTATCTTTAATCAGATTGTTGATTTCTGCGCGCTTCTCAGGTGTTTCGTTTTCATAAATCACTTGCATGAGCTTGGTGAAAACTGTGGCACCCATCATGATGAACGAGCCGAGCTCCTGACCTTCTTCTTTCATTAATTCAGAAACCTCAAGCTCGTTTCCAGCGGCAATGACTTGTTTCTGCTCCCAGGTAAGGCCGTCAATGTCCACAATCATGACATCAGGTGTTACTGGGAATCCTCTCTTTTCAATGCCATCCCATACGTAAAGCGAGTTAAGCGCTTGGTCTACATCGTCCATATTAAATATCTCCTTGAAGAGCATCTACCTCAATTTCAAGCGTCTCTTCGTTCATTTCGCTGTCTACTTCAGGCTCCGAAAATTCATCGGAAATAAAAGTCGCGTTTTCGTTAAGCCAAATGCCTTTGTCGTTCAATGGCCATTCGTCCCACTCGTGTGGAAGCGGTTTCTGCAGGTCGTACGTTACGTACCTGTTGACGAACTGGTTGCGGTCTTCTCTGTTTGTAACTCTGTAAATAGTCATTGCTACTCCCCCTCAAATTGTGGAATCAAACTCATGAACCCATCATTAGGGTTTTTGTTGTCGGTCCAAACAGCGGATACGAATCGCAAGCCGCAGGACTCGTCCCACCACTCTTGGATTTTTTCAAACATCTCTTCTGGTGTTCCATGGAATGTTCGTTCGCCACCTTGGCCGGCGTAGTACTTCTCGTACCAGACTGCTTGTTCAAGGTCCATGGCAAGATAAATCTTGTGGCACGAATCCCATGCGATGAGGTGAGCTGTCTTAAGCGACGCCTCAACGTCTTCCCAACGGTCTTCAATAGTTTTCATACAAATACTTTCTACTCGTGTGTGTGTGTGGGGTGCACGCTACACCCCACAAGCGCTCTTGTCAACTTTTGATGATTTGGATACGGTGGTTCTCAACCCACTGTTCTCCTTGGCCGTCAACAGGTGTGACCAAAACATCAACATGTCCAAAGCGGGCACGGATGTCTTTCACTGTCACATTGATGGTCATCTTCTCGACATCCATCTTTGCCACCATCCCTTTTTCGAATGGTTTTACTTTCGTGGCGTGTTCCATTGTCAGTTGCATATTTCTCCTTTCATGCTGCAATGTATAGCTGGCAGCTTACAGAAAACAACCTGGCGGCCGGAAAATTATCTTCCTCCACCGTCGCCCAATCTGGCGCTCCCACAAGCCCCGTATTTATTGCTGTTTAAAGCTTCCGCCAGAAAATATTTATTTGTATTAGCCTCTTGACTATGAAGACATCTGATAAATGGGTAAGAAACATAAAGGCTCTTGAGCAGTTCGTTTCAGAGAATGGCCACGCACGAGTTCCGGCGGCAGCAAAAATAGAGGTCGAGGGTAATCGCATCGCTCTTGGCTCCTGGGTCAGCTACCTTCGTGTCAAACACAAGAGCGGGACTCTAGCTGTTGAAAAGCGCGCACAGCTTGAATCATTTCCATCATGGACATGGGGCCCATGTAAGCCAGGTCCCCTAGGAGATGCAGCTCGAGACCAAGCAATGTTGCAAGCAAGAGAACAAGGCAGAAGCTTGCAATCAATAGCAGATGAATACGGACTCTCACGTCAGCGCGTTCATCAAATCCTTGAGCGAATCACCAAGAAAGAAAAGCAGCTTGCCTAATCAGAACAAGTCAGCTGGTTACCTCGCGCTAGCGGGGCTACTGGGATGGTTGTTCTCAAGCTCAGTTCTTGGCGTAAACCTTTGGGCTGGCCTTTTAGTTCTTCGACACTACGAAGTCATTGACACAATCATCCCTTACAGGGCGTGTTTCATCTTGATGGCACTTGTTGTTTCAGCACGGCTTTACGACAAAGCTATAACAAAAGATAAGTAGCGTCTTCCGCCACCGTCAATAAGTTAGGACGACGGAATTTCCAGTTTCAGGATTGCTGAGGCCACTGCGTGTAGAAGCGTTTCCGGGTCTCTGTTTTTGACTACTTCACGCATCTGTTCTTTTACTTGTTCAGCTTTTTGTGGTGTCATGTCATCCATTTTGCTTCTCCTCTAACAGCGTGATGAATTCGGTTTGCTCTGCAATATGACGCAAGCGAACACGGTGCGCAACTTTCTCATGTTCTCTCAACACATACTTGATGAAAGACCAAATCAAAATCCATGTAGGGATTGCTACTAGCAGCACTTCTGCACTTGTATTCATTTCATTCCTTTACTTGAGATACAGGTCGTGTCCTGTGCGGTTCCAATATGCTTCTTGAAGCTGATAAGGGACTGTGCTTGTGACCTTTTTGCCTTTCTGAAGGTCTCGAAGCATCTCAATAGCTGTGTCCACATCAGGCACAACAAAGATGCCGTTCTTTTTACAGATAGAGATACAAGACATGGTGAGTGATTGGTTGTATTCATCACCTTTACCGGTCACGCCGCCATCGGAAACCCAAATGATTGGTTCTTTCAGGTTTTTACGTTGCGAGATAGCCCATTCCAAAGCCGGCCCATCCATACCATTTCCCATATTGGGTTCTGGCAACCTATCCACCATTTTGCCTTTTTTGGCGATGACATAGAGATTGGGTCTTGTTCTGTCGCCACCCGAGTATTGAGCAACAATCGCATTCGGAGCGTTCACAACAATTTCTCGTACCTGATGGTCATAAAGTGACATCGAGCCACTTGTGTCAATCAAGACGACACCACCTTCACCTTTGCTTACACGGTCAAAGATACGTCGTTCTGGGTCTGAGTAAAGACGGGTGATGCGACGTGGATTTTTACCAGTGTGAGTTGCTTTTCGTTTTCTGCTAATCGCACCCATCACACCTCGTGTGAGCATCGGTGTTGAAACTTTCAGCTTCTCCCACGCATCTTCAATGCCTTTATCAGAAGCAGTATTACCATTCCGACACTCAATGCTGGACAAAAGACCATCGGAAGCATCATTGATGCGAGTGACTGTCTTTTTTGATGATGCGTCGTCATGCTGGCTTTTTTGTAGCTCTGATGGTTTTTCTTCACTGGCCTCAACGACTTCGTCAATCCACTGCGCGAGAGTTTCAGTGAAACCGAAACCATGTTTAGAAGCGCGAGTTTTATGCGTCTTCGTATATTCCTTTGCGATTTCAGTATTCAAGATTTGGTCAAAAAATCGCGCTGCCTCTGTGACGATTGGTCTGATGTTTTGACACCATTCTGGTCGCGCTTGACTGAGAGTGAAGAAGTATGGGTAGAACTCTGCTGTTCGAGCGTACTTCACTGCCTGGATGACAGCGTCCCTAAATGTTCCGTGTTCGCCGATGCGCTTTCCAACGAAAGCACCACTGCCATCTTGGATATACATCTCTGGGTCAAACCCGATTGACATCATGTAAGAGTGAACACGTAACTCCTCGCAAGCAATAAGCGATTGAGTTGATGCGTAACCTCGCTTCAACCACAAATCATTCATTTGCTTTTCGCTGGGAGAAAGCTTTGCGTGAACCATCTCATGGGTTTGGATATGTCTTGCCACTTCATCTGAACCAACTGGAATGGAAAGAACTTTTTCATCAACAACAGCAAATGGACTACCCGAATAGATAGTCCACTTGCCTGATTGTTGGTCTTGGCGAGACAGAATTTCTGGCTCTGGTACGAGAAAGTTTTGCGTACTTACGCTTACCTTCTCGCCCGCATCAACACCCGAAATGATGTCCATTACTTTCCTGCTTCAACCTTGAGAGCATCAAGAATGGACTTTGCTCGCGCGTTGAACACCATCTCAGCTGCTGTCTTTTCATCCAATGCTGAACGCAGCTTGTCAAACGCATACCAAGAGCGCAAAGAAACACGACGCTCGCCAGCATCACACATCTGCTTCGCTGGGTTACGCAAGTCCTCGCTCAAGCGCGCAAGCGCGTTGGGATGCGGTTCGTTGATACGAATGCAAACAGGGAAACGGTCTTTCAGCGCGATTGGCAAATCTTCCATTCGTTCGATGTTCGTTGTCATGACGACACTGAAACCATCCAATGGGATTACCTTTTCATTTGTTTCTGGGTTTTGCCATTCAGCACTTTCTGGGCTGTCTGTGATTGCAAGAAGCGCGGCAAAAACATCTCCACCAGCTTTGTCAATCTCGTCTACAACCAGCCGGCCACCAACTGTTCCGTTTCCGCGCCATGCGAGAATTCCTGAGCCTTCGTTCCAAGAGAGGCTTCCGTCTTTCGTTGGCTTCCACATTCCAGTTACTTCTGCGGTAGTCATGTCGTCTGTGCAAGCAAGACGGTGCGCGCCACCTTCAATGTTTCCAAGCTTCATGCCTGCGTATGTTTTTCCAATTCCCGGCGCGCCGTACAGAACAACACGGTCAATCCCTGCGAGCAGAGCGTTTTCGAGTGTCTGCCAGCACTTTGGCAAGTTGGATGTTTTCTTTGTCTTAGTCATTTTCGTCCCCTTATAGGTGTAGGTAATTTGATGTTAGTTACTTTTTAGATGAGTTACAAGTGAGGGCAGGCACTTCCCCTGCCCACCCTCACAGGATTATCAGGAAGCTTGAGCGACGCTCTGCTTCTTAGCTTTTGCCTCTGCTGAGATTGGTGTAACACGAACCTGCGAGTACGGAGTGACGGTAGCAACCGTTGCGGCGACCTGCTCGTCAATAAGACCCATCTTGATTGCGCTATCCATCAAGTCATTTTCCACGACCAACTTAGTGACCTTCTTGAGGACTGTTGGCTTGACCATTTGGGCAAGTGTTTCTGCATCGTAGGAGACACGGGTTGCCTCTACGATTTTGATGAGAACACCATCAACGGTGAAGTTGTCAAGGCCAACTTGAGCGAGTTCCTGACGGAGTTCTGCTTCTGCGGCTTTCTTCGCCTTTGTGGCTTCTGCTTCTGCTTGTTTGAGTGCCAGATATTTCTGGGCGGTTGAGTGAAGTGCCATCGGTTTTCCTTCTTTCTGTAGTGGTTGTGATTGGCACTTGTAACCTACAGGGGACACAATGGAATGTCAAGCTTTATTCGGATAAATCTTTCCGAAATCTTTGTGGCGTTCGACACAAGTATTTGGCCGTCTGTTTACGCCTATCCATAAAGCGGGCAGCACGAAGACGGAAGCCATCAGCAAAAAGCTGAGCTTCCTCATCAGACCACCGGGCTCGAATTTTTCGTTTCACGCAGCTAGTTTACTGCTCATCCACCACCGTCACAAGAAGAAGTCCCGTTTCCCGCGCTCGTGGCGGGGCTTCTGGGTGGAAACAGCCGGCAGCTGCCGGGCTCGATGCCGCCGCTGGCATCAACTTCCTGAGACAAACCCACCTTCTCAGTCCGTGTACCGTGTGTGACGCTTGACCGTCTAGGAAACTTGACTTTCTCGTTTGCGACCTGTACCTTGTACTTGTCACATACACCTATCCCGAAGGGGGACTGAAATGACCACATTGGTAGAGCAGGTTCGAGACCTGTTCATTACGATTGGCGCAGAGAGGGGCGACGAGAACAACAAACTCGGCAAAGCCCTTTTCTACTCAATCAAGAAAGACGGAACATACAGACTGGTTGCCGCCGCTGGAGATGTTTACGAAGGATTGGAAAATCTTCCGTTACACGTTTCATTGTCGGACACCGATGCGGCGATTGCCGTTGAGACAACTGGCTGGTGTGCGCCGATTGACAACAGCAAATCAGACGATGACCAAATCTTGCCTTCTGAACACCCTGAGCGTCGTCGTGTTCGTCTGATGTCACTCGTAACTCGCACTTACAAGAGTGCTAGTGCGATGGGCTTCGCAGATGAGGACGAAGTCATTACAGATGATGGTTCAGCTCGTGGAACGCTCGCAGAAGCGTTGCTTGACACGATGAAAGTGCTGGTCAGCAAGACCAACTAGCCGCACAACTGAACGGCTTCAGAAAGACCCCTTGCCTTCGGGCAGGGGGTTTTTTTGTGTACCCACTCAGGTCTTCCGCCACCGTTACAACAAGACGCTTCGCGTCCGGGAATAGCCCCGTTGGGTTCTGTTCTAGCAGCTGCATTCGATGCCGGGTCAAACCGGCCACGTATTTGCCGGCCTCAAAACTTTTTCAGATTTCTTGTGATTTGTACTTGACAAGCACACGGCCACTATGTACACTAAACGGCACACACCTAGAGAAGGGAAAAACAATGGGAATGGATGTGCTGGGAGTAAATCCCAAAAATGAAAAAGGGTCGTACTTCAGGAACAATGTCTGGTGGTGGAGGCCGCTTGCTGACTTCATCTTGGAGAACTACCCAGAGATTGCAGAAAACTGCGAATGCTGGCACACAAACGACGGAGATGGTCTTGACGAAAGTTTGTCAGCAACTCTCGCAACTCGAATCAAGCAAGACATCGCTCTTGGCTATATAGCAGAGTACGCAAAAACCTACAACGAATGGCGAGCATCGCTTCCCCGTGAGGCTTGCAACTTGTGTGAATGCACAGGTATTCGCACAGACGAAGTAGGCGTGGAAAACGGTATGCCCGAAAGAGAACTTGACGAAGAAACCAAAGTTCTTGTGGGACGTTCGCACGGCTTTTGTAATGGTTGCCGAGGCGTGGGCACAAAAGAAAGTTGGCTCGCTGGTTACCCATTTGACGAAGACAATGTTGCAGAGTTCGCAGAGTTCTTGGAGAACTGCGGCGGATTTCAGATTTGCTAGTTGTGTTTTCTAAACACGGCTAGTACCATAAAAACCCAACCAACATCCCTAAGGAGGGACGATGAAAACTAGACAAGAAAAACTGGCAACCCGGCTCTACGAATACCGAGTGGAAGCAGGCCTGACCCAACAGCAGGTCGCCGACCTCGCTGGCATTGACCGAAAGACCGTGAACCGCATTGAGAACAACCGTTTCTCGCCAAGCGTGGACACCATCTTCCGTCTTTGTGTCACGTTCGCAAAGAAGCCATCAGACGTGTTTGAGGGGATGTAAAAATGGCTACCCGTTCAATCGTCGCTGAAGTATCGGAAAGCGGCTGGCAAGGCCGTTACGTCCATTGGGACGGGCATCCAAAGACAAAGTTAGACCAACTTTTGTTGCTGATTGCCCGTGATGGCCTGCAAACCGTCACTCAAACCATCATCCACGACAACTACTCGTGGTCTTCTATTGACCCTTTCTCGAAGGCAGAGGAAGACAGCCAATGGAAGTTCGTAGAGGGTTACGGGTACGCACATAACGACATTGAAGAACCACGCCGATATATGTTCACGGAAGCAGACACGGACTTTGCTTGGGCGGAGTATCTGTATGTTCTTGGTGTGCGCGGCATTCAAGTTTGGACAGCATCAACCGACGTAGATGGCGTTGAAACTTGGGTCACATCCGAAGACCACTTCCACCCGTACACGGCTGTATTCGCTTAGCCAAACCAAAACATTTCCCCTCACCTGCAGTCACGCGCTGCGGGTGGGGGGATTTTTTTATTCCCGGACACTCATACACCACCGTCGCAACAAGACGAATATGGCCGGGCAATAGCCCCGTACGGTTTTATGATGTTGTTCTGGCCTTGATGTATGCACGAGTCGAGCTTGACTTTTGGTTTGCTGCCTCTTATACTTGACACACCTACTAGTGAAGGAGAAGTAATGAGTTTCGTAACCGAAGATATGAAGTCAGCCATTGAGGAGTTGATTGACAGCCTCAAAGAAGCATCGGACAAGTCCGGGCTTGAGGCAATGACACCTGTGGTCATCTTCAAGAAGAGCGAAGAAGACAAAAAAGCAAATGTCACCATGTTTGATGACAAAGAAGGTGACGAGTTTGAGGAAGCTTTGATTCGAACTTTCTACAAGATTTTTATGCACGGCGTAGAGAAGGCTTGTTGGGTCGGAGTGGCGATGGAGGGATACGGCGTCCTCAAAGATGGGGTGCTGATTGAAAAGAGTGCAGAGGAACTCTCAGGTGATGCGCTTGAAAAGGATTTCAGGTACAACCCGTTCTCCAATGTGACAGAGGCATTCACTATTTTTCTCGCTAACGAAGACAATCAGAGCGAATTCATGTTTTACCCATACACTCGAGACGATAACGGCAAGCCTGTGCGCGGTGAACCAATCATTCGCAGTATTGACATGGGCGAAGACATCTCAGATGTTGAAAGCATGTTGCTCCGGTTTCAAGAAGTGATGAAGTTGTCGCGCGATGGCGAGATTGACTGGGACGCAGACTGAAGCTCATCCGCCGCCGTCGCTACAAGACGCTTTTAGCGCCGGAGGCGGGACTTCTGGTTTGGATTGAGTTTTCATTGCCGGCCAGCTGCCTGGCTTTCGATTCGACCTGAGGTGGCCGACGCCGGCCAGAGACAACGTTCACAATAAAATGACTTGACTTTGGGGCGCGTATGGGTCATACTGTGTGCATGATACCTACACACTATAAAGACATCAGTCAATGGGACGGAGAGTTGTCAAACTCTTGCGCCTGCAGCAGCTACAACGAGACAACTGGAGAATTCGACAACTCCGACATTTGCCATGGAGATTGTTGGGACGACCAACTGGAAGTCTTCGGAGAGTCCGTCAAAGAATTCTTCGACGGCAACGAAAACAAAGAATGGCAAGTAGACGGACTCCCATTGTGGGAGCGCAAAGTCTCCGGCCGATTCAGTGCAACCAAAGTTTCCGACTTCGTACAGGGAATCACCGTTCGTGGAGATTGGCACTTGTTCTACAAGTTGGATGGCGACACTCTGCGAGTTCGTCTCTCTCACCACGACGTCCCAACCGGCGGCGTATTCACCGTGAGTTACGCCGAGGAAGAATAAATGGACACCTACACACTTACTGCAAGTGATAACGAAGGAACAACCGTCATTCGTATCGTCGCAGAGAGCGAAGAAGAAGCAATCTTCGCAGGCATTGCCAAAACCCTTGACCGTGCAATCAAATCAGAGCGATGGGCTAAAGGCCGGATTACGCTCACCGACAGCAATGGCAAGCTGATTCAGGAAATGTCAGCCAAGTAACAAACCAAGTTCGAGCCCGGCGTGTCTCTCCCCCGAGATGCGCCGGGCTTTTTCTTTGTCTCATCCGCCACCGCTGCCACAAGACGCTTGCGTCCGGGCGAAAGCCCCGTTATATTGTTTTCATGAACCTATTCCATTGCGTGTATTGCGGCGGCCCAGTAGACCCTGAACAATCTGGAACGGCACAGTTGGTGACCGCATGGGTACGACAGGGCAGAACCAGCATTATGCGCATCGCGGAAAAGCAATACCAGTATGCGCATGCAATCTGTGTTGAAAGCCCACCCAAGGTGGAGCAGACCGAATCGCTGTTCTAGAGAGAGAAAAGAATAAGCAAAAGTACGGAGGCTGTAAGAAAGCTCACCATTATGACCTCGCCGCAAGAATGCTCAGCTGTTCAATCCCAATTTCTTTTGCGATTTTCCTGAGGTCGTCGTAAGTGAATTGCCAAGCCTGAAGCTTGTAGTCAAAACGCCGAGCGTTGATGTCCTCATAAAGTTTCATGAGCGCTTTGAACGGCGGTAAACCTTCAGAGAAGTAGTCGTCGTACAGAATCTCTTTGATGTCGGACTCCGTAAAGTCCCTCGGGTCGCTAAAGTCGCCCATTATCTCTCCTTTATTTGCATTCTTCCATGATTTGACCGCCGTCTGTCCTGCGTAACTCACAACGGTTATAGGTAGGCAGATAGATGGTGTCGCCAATTGTAAGAGTGGTGCCGTAAAAAGCAACAACTTTGTCAAGTGCGTTCATGGTGTTTCCGTCACAGTGCGTGCGGGTAATCCAATAAAGAGTGTCTCCCTCTTTGATGGTGAGCGGAGTACCACTGCAGAAGAACTCGTTGTCCCTCGTGTGCTGTCTGTCTAGATAGGAGAAGCTCAAGAAGCTGCCTACGGTAACCGCAAAGGTTGCAAGGCCGGCCTTGAACGCTCGATAAGAGTTTTCGTTCATGCATGCACTGTACAGAGCACATCGATGAAAAGCAAATATGCTGCAAATTTTCCTGGCCCTCATCCGCCACCGTCAATACAAGATGGTTTGCCCCAACGGGGCTATAAAGCTCTGGATGCAGCTGCCTCGAGCCCGGTCAGCGGCAGTTTCGACCCGGCCGGCAGCGCGTTTTGACCCGGCCAGCAGCTGCCATCGAAGAGAACCAGTCCGGCCAGAGCCCCGTAGCTTTTCAGCTACGAAGGGCGGGGCTCCAGAACGTGCACCAGATTTGAACTGCAGCTTTCCCAGGGTAGCCATCGACAACGCGCTGCGATTCGTCGAGCTTGCCGGCAAAGCGTGTCAATTCACCTGCTCGATGGTGCTTGACTTTCTCAAATGTCTCCTGTACCATTCAGGGAATATGAGAGGGGGTGAAAATGAAACTGAAGTTCGGAAGCAGCACCGTAAACATTCTCAGCCTTGAGCGAGAAGGTCGTCATTGCGACATCGGACAAACGAACGCCCAAGTAGGAAGAATGAATATTCTCGCTATTTCAGGCGGTCGTGTTATCCCACTAAAAAACTCGCACGGCGAAACGGTCGGAGTTGCCTATCCCGTAGACGCAAGTCGTCGGGTTGAGGTAATCCTTGATTATGACGACACCTACACGGTTAGTCGCATTCGCTACATCACAAAAGGAAGCGAAGCAAACACCGAAATCGTAGAATATTCTACGTCAGGCATCTACTGCGATTATGTCGGAGAAGTTGCCTACTCGGCTAGTTGCTGGAAGTAAACCCGCAAACAAGACCCCTAGTCCAACCCCCCGGGCTAGGGGTCTTTTGCCGTCCGGGGTCATCCGCCACCGTCGCAACAAGATGATTCAACACAAACCAGAAGCCCCGTATGGGCAAATCGACAGCCGCCGGGAGCTTTTCGACAGCCGCCGGGTCGAGCGGCAGCTTGCAACCGGGGCGCCCCAGCTGAAGACGGGACTATTGTCCCCCAAACCGGGAGCGCACGAGTGACTGCAGCAGCTTCCGGAAGCTTTCGACCGGGGCGTTCCAGAATAAACCCTAGCCCCGTAGTGTTATTTTACGCACCTGAGCAATCATCAACATGCCTGCATGGTGGTGATTGCGAAGGGGCGGGGCTTTCAGCTCTAAAGAAGAAGAATCAGTTTAAGCGGCAGCTTTTGCGCGCCATGGAGCTGCTGCGCGACTTGGAGCTGACAGAATTCTGGTCTCGAGGTCATGGAAGTGTCGAAAGTCATATTCTCTGGTGCTTGACACCTGCAGTGCTTGTTCTGTACAGTGCACGCAATGAATCTTTTAGGTGTAGTAACAACAGCAAAATACAGAGGTACCTGCCTGAGGTGTGGCGAAGCAATTGAAAAAGATTTCGGTTGCGTCACTGTCCCCAGGCAAGGAATGATGCATATTGATGTCTACTGTGAACTTGAAAAAATTCAGAAAGTAAAAAACAATCATCCTTCAAGGAGTAGACGTGATTGAAATGTTAACCGCACTCGTGTGCATCGCAATTCTGGCCGTGGCCTAGGGGAAACCTGCCACAGTCAAACGTTCAAGCCGGCTAGGGTAACCACCCACCCTTCGGGAGCTCTGGCCGGCTTTGAATGTTGCAATTAATACCTACAACATATAAGGTTTAAACATGACACAAAGAGAAGACTTCATGGACCAATGGTCCGCAGAGGATTACGAAATCTACGGGCAGTGGATGCGCACAGCGGAAAAACTTCGTCCATCACAAAACATCGTTGATATCCGTCAGTATTCAGCGATGCTGGAACGTCTCACACTCGTGTGGGAGAAAGAAATCCTCCCAACAAATATTGAGGAGCATCTTGCAGTCAAAAGCTGAATGCTCAGCATGCGAAAACACTTTAGCGCAGGCAATGAACATGCCTGGTTCAGGGTGGAGAGTTGACTGGGGAAACTTCGGTGGCTACGACATGTTTGATGATGTCATTGACGACGAAGAAGGGACCAGAGTCTGGTACCTGTGTCATGACTGTGTTGTCAAATTTCTGACCCTCTTCCCGAAACTCGGGAAAGATATTCCTCGTGGGGCTCACCCGTCAATCACTGATGAACCGTGCTGCGAATGGGCTTGGCGTATGGTCTGGGAAGACGGCGACCAAAGCGGAACCCTGTATCTACCTGAGGATGGGCGCTGGGTTAAGGCGTCCGGGTAGCTCTTCCGCCACCGTAACAACAAGATGAAAACAAACCCAATAGCCCCGTAGGGTTTTATTGATGTTTTTGAGAAACCTGCAGCTGCGAACCGCCCGGCCAGCGGCAAAAAATATTTCCTCAGGTGCTTGACACGGTCTGTGAAATAATGTACCTTGACAGGCATCTGAAAGGGGGTAACTATGATTGAAATGGCTACAGCGCTAATCATCATCATCATTGCGGTTTCACTCTAAACAAGACGCCACATAGATACACTAAAAGCGTGACATCACGCCTCTCGCTCGCAGACGACCACCTCGTCTTGGACTTTCCATACGATGCAAATCAGGTCACCGAAATAAAAACCATTCAAGGTGCAAAATGGGACAAAGTTGCTAGGGTCTGGCGAGTTCCAATCTCAAGCATTGAACGCGTTCGGCACTTCGCCACGAACCATCAGTTCTCAATTGACCCAGAAGTAATGCTGTTCTACGTCCCCAGACCACTCAACGAATCCAAAGGGATAAGCAAGAAGGGCGAATGGCTATACCTCAGCTTTTCGTACGACCCAGTAAAAGTTCGAGCAGCTAAATCTGTTCCCGGCATCACCTGGGACACGAAGACCAAAAGCTGGAGAGTCCCGCTTACATCAATCTCCCAAGCCATCGCATTTGGAGAAACGTTCGGTCTCGAGATACCCGAAGACATCATCGCCGAAGCACACCTAATCAAAACCGTACGTGAAGAAACAATCATCGCATCAAAAGCCAAAGACGCAGAACTTGAAATACCCACCCTCAACGGCAAACTGCTCCCGTACCAAAAAGCTGGAATCAAGTATGCAACCAACGCACGCAGGTGCTTCATCGCAGATGACATGGGACTCGGAAAAACCATCCAAGCAATCGGAACGCTCGAGCACTCAGCAGCTGCATATCCGGCTGTCATTGTTTGTCCGTCGGGACTCGTCCTCAACTGGAGAGATGAATATCATAAATGGCTGCCGCACCGGAAAGTCGCCGTCGTTACCAACCGGTCCCAATTCCCTGAAGAAGGAACATTTGATGTACTCGTCATCGGGTACCCAAACATCAGCCACTGGAACAAACTCCTGCTTGGCTACAACGGTTATGTATTTGATGAATCCCATTACGCAAAAAGCCCGACAGCACAAAGAACAAAAGCAGCAATCAAAATGGCGCGCTCAGCCCCCGACGGCGGAGTAGTTCTATGCCTGACTGGAACACCGATAACCAACCGACCCGCTGAATACGCATCCCAGCTTGACATCCTCGGACAACTAAACAGGTTCGGAGGCATGTGGGGTTTCTACCGAAGATACTGCGGAGCATTCAGAGACCGATTTGGCCAATGGCACATTGAAGGCGCAAGCAACCTTGACGAACTAAACGAAACACTCCGCTCAATCTGCTACATCCGACGAACAAAAGACCAGGTACTTGATGAGCTGCCGCCAGTAAGACACTCCCGTCTGGTGGTAAGCGGGACTTCAACTGGCATGAAAGAGTACAACGAAGCCCAGGCGGACATCGTTGCATACATTGTTGCTCGAGCAGAAGAAATTGCCAGGGAACTCGGCAAATCACCAAGGTCAGCCGCTGTGGTCGCAAAAATCAAAGCAGAATCAAACGAACACCTCATGCGAATCTCCGTGCTTCGAAAGCTTGCAGCAAAAGCAAAAATGGAATCCGTATACGAATGGATTGACCAAAAGATTGGTGCAGGTGAAAAAGTTGTCGTAGCTGCACACCACAGAGAAGTCGTCGACGCAATCGCAAACCATTACTGCGGTCTCAAGATTCAAGGCGGCATGAACGTGGAAGACATCCAGGAAGCGAAGCTGAAGTTCCAAACCGGTTCAATTGATGAAGCCCCGATTATCTCACTTTCTATCCAGGCGGCTAAAACCGGACACACGCTCACCGCAGCTCAAGAAGTGCTCTTCGTTGAACTTCCATGGTCACCAGCAGATGTTGACCAGACCTACAGCCGATGCCACCGACTTGGCCAAAAGGGTTCCGTGATGGCCACATACATCCTCGCCTCAGGCACCATTGACGAGGAAATCTATGACCTGATTGCCTCAAAGCGGGCTGTTGTGAATGCTGCCACAGAAGGCAATTCAGTCGGAGAAGACATCCGAGGGGCTGAACAGATAGTAATGAACTTCCTTACGGCGGGTCTTGCAGAATCAAACTGACATGGTTATCATAAAAACATGACCAAAGATGACCTGATTGAAGAACTTGATTTGCTACTCGCAAACGGCCATATTGAAATCATTGAAGGCTTCGGCAAAGACGCCAAATATGTGATTACAGACAAGGGTCGTGAATACCTAGAATATCTAAAGGATGAGCAAAGTCAATAAAAAACAAGCCCCACAACAAACAGTTGTATCAATATCTAGATACGGCGAGTGGGGAAAAGTTGAATACGCACACAAACTTGAGTGCGGACACACCGAGATTAGAAAACGCGCATCCCGTGCACCACAAATAGCTTGCGAACAATGCGTCAAAGCAAACACCGCAAAACAAATGCTCTCAAAGTTCGTCCCAGTCAAGGTTGAAGAGGACTTCTCGTGGGAAGACGACATCGCTTCGTCAATTGCCAAAACTGAACAGGACATTGGTCGCCTCAGAGCTGGCATCGCAGCAAAGTTCAATATCGGCCCGGAATCAATTGATGTTGTTACCGAGGAAACCGAAGATGGAGCCCTTGTTTCTTATGTGGTTATCGTTCTTGATGCCGAGCAGGCCTTGTTGCTAGCAAACAGCCCTAGGAGCTCCGAGTCTCAATCTGTTTCGTGAGCATCACGAAGCGGATTGTAAGCGAGGAGCGGGGCTATTAAGATGTGAGTATGCGTCGGTAGCTCAATCGGATAGAGCAACAGACTTCTAATCTGTAGGTTGTAGGTTCGATTCCTACCCGACGCGCGCAATGGCAAGTAGCTCAGTTGGCAGAGCAACGGACTGTTAATCCGTGGGTCGTAGGTTCGAGCCCTACCTTGCCAGCCATTGAAGAGGGCTATTCCTCGTCTAAGAGTTGTTCTATATCTCTGCAGAGGTTTTCGTATTCTTGTTCTGGTGATTCGCAGTAGCCATCTCTGTGCGCCCACCAAAGAAGAACGCCGTTTGCTTTTCTGATTCTTTGATTTCCTTTTTTGTCTACAAGGAATTTTTCAAAGTTTCCGTTTATCGCAGCCTTTTCACCCTCTGGGTTTAGTCTTTTATACAGGTCGTGCACTTCTGGTTTTTGTTCTTCGCCATCACGTGTTTCGCGAGACACAACTAACTCAGAGAATGGATATGTTACGTTCCAAGCTTCGCGCCCGTATTCCTCGGCGTCTTTAGCGCTCGCTATACCTTTTTCGTACTTACCATAAGTAACACCAGGGCCACAATAATCGTTTGTTGGAACAGCGATTACCTGAAAGCCTCTATCTTTGTATTTTTGGTAGACATCTTCAAGAATTTTGTATTGCTCGGCATTACCGCAATGGCCAGTAACGTTTGCGAAAAGGGTCACCTTGCCGGCTATGTCTTCTATTAGGTTGTTTGTGCCATCAGAGTCCATCAAAACCACGTCTTTTACTGACTTTGAGTTGTCTTCGGCTTGCATGTTTATGATTATACACAATCAATATCGGCTAATTAAAGGTGCGCCGCAGTTGCATCTCTTAGTTGTATGCTGCTACCATGACCCGCATGTCCACCAACCTCACATTTGGGAGCCTCTTTGCCGGCGTAGGCGGAATTGATGTCGGATTAGAAGGCGCTGGATGGAAATGTGAATGGCAAGTTGAATGGGACCCAAACTGTCAAGAGACTTTGAAGTACCACTGGCCTGATGTTCCAAAATGGTTTGATGTAAGCGACGTAAAAGGCGCAGACCTCAAACCCGTAGACGTAATCACATTTGGAAGTCCATGCCAAGACCTCAGCGTTGCCGGCAAGCGCGCTGGGCTCGTAGCTGGAACACGTTCAAATCTTTTCTTTGAAGCAACACGAATCATTAAGGAGATGCAAGATGCAACCAACGGAGCTTACCCAAAATGGGCAATCTGGGAAAACGTGGCAGGAGCCTTGTCAAGTGGAGCAGGTGACGATTTTGAGACAGTCCTCAAAGAAATGGTTGGGCTGGGGGCGTATATCTGCGAATGGTCATTGCTCGATGCACAGTTCTACGGAGTCCCCCAGAGACGTCGCAGAATTTTCCTCGTCAGTTGCTTCTCTGCTTCAATCGCCGCAGGAAGTCCAGAGCAAATACTTACTGTCGGTGAAGGCAGCCGCAGGAATACTGCGAAGGTCAAATCGGCGCGGAAAAACAATTCCAGAGAAGCTGAAATCAGCATTGGAAGCGATTGCGTCTCGGGAGAAGTAGAACCAACTCTTTTCAGCCACACTCAAGGACTTGACATCCAAGCATCAACGATTGCTTCACCAACGCTTAGAAGTAATGGTCATGGAATGAGTGTCGCATACAGGATGTTGAGTTACGGCCAATACACAGATGACGACACCAGCTCTACTGTTGCAGCGCGCGACTATAAGAGCGCTACAGACCTCGTAGTTACACCTTCTTACCCGTACACGACTTCAAGCCATGCCAAATACGTGGAAGGAGTCGGAACGCTACGTGCTAACGGTGGAGACATCGGCGGTGGTTCAGAGACCATTATTGTTCAACCAATTGCGATTGACGGACGCAGAAACGATGACATCAGACTTGACGACTCTGGAATCATGAGAACGCTTGAAGCGCGCATGGGAACTGGTGGGAACAACGTCCCATACATAGCGATGGACGATGTTGAACAGAACAACGATGAGATGATTGTCAGAAGACTTACCCCTATTGAATGCGAAAGACTCCAAGGATGGCCAGATAACCACACCCTCTATAGGGCTGACGGAAAACTCAACAGCGACTCAGTTCGATATAAAATGTGTGGCAACGGAGTTGCTTCTCCAGTAGCTAAATGGATTGCAGAACGAATTAACGATTGCTATCCAGCAACGCCCTTGTAGCTCAGTGGCAGAGCAACCGCCTTGTAAGCGGTAGGTCGTCAGTTCAATCCTGACCGAGGGCTCTCATTCGTCAAAGTCGTCTGGTTTTTCACCACATACAGGCTTGCGTTTAATCACACGCTTCTTGATGCAACAGCAAATCGTTGCATTCACAACGCTTCCTCTTCTTTTTGCATTGTGTATGCCCTTGTGCCAGGACCAATTGGGTTTACTGAAGTTACATGGAATTCATGAATCAGCAAGTTTCTTACGAGCCAGTGAAGCGGATATGAGTGTGCATCACGTGCATGCTTTTTCCTGAACTCGGCAGAGAACGCGTATGCGCGCTTGCGAAGACCCGGTGTAGCAATGTTTTCTTCAATGCAACGCTTTACCCCATCCCACCCATCTCTTGAGTACTGGAGAATTCTCTTGTCAAGGTCATAGTCTTTCCACCAACGGCGCTGTGCATCAATATGTGGGAAGCATTCGTAGAGTCGGTCATAGAATTCTGGCTCGGTTTGAACAACATCACCAATTCTCCTGATTGCCACAGCATGTAAAGGAATTCCAACACGCGTGTTGCTCCCAGTAATCGCAGCAAGGTCGTAGTACTCGCAATATTCTGCACCATGTTCTTCGCTGATGAACTTCAGAACATCATCCGTTTCCCAGTCATAGATGACCTTTGCAAAACGAAGTGGGATGTTTTTCTTCATTTTGTATGGAGTCACAATGTAGTTCTCATGCAGCTTTTGCACACAAGACCGGTAACGAATCATTGACTCGTTTGCCCTAACGCCAGTGATAAATGCAACTCTCCCGGCTTTACCTTGCATTGTGTAATAGTCAACAGACTGCGGAAGAGCTTGATTTGGGTCAAGTCCGAAGCTTTCTGCTCGAATTGCCCATGGTGGCATCTCTCTGACTAAGCGGCCTTCTTTTGCTCGGTAAGGGGACCAGAGCAAACAGTACTCACGCCTACCAAGAACCCAAATCTCTTGGCCTGCTGGAAGGCAATACCATTCCATGTCAACCCAGTCATAGTTACGAACTTTCTCAACGAAAGCAATAACTGTTGGGCTCACCATTTCTTCATCTCGGAATATTACTTTCACTGGTCCAAGACCACGCTCTTCATGAATCTCTTTTGCGAGATAAAGTACAGCCGTTGAGTCTTTGCCTCCAGAGAACTGTACGCACACAGTGTCAAAGGTGTCGTAGACATGGCGCATTCGCTCACGAGCTGCATCAACGCAGTTCATATCTAGAAAGAGGCGTTGACGTGTCATAGGATGCTCAGTATAGTGAGCAGAGACCCAATGTCAACCAAGGAGAAACTATGCCAATCAGTACCTACTATGTTTTAGAGATTGACCCAATAGGGGATGGAAGTCTCGTGTGGCAGGCTAGGTGGGATGGCGATAAGACTGTCAGTATTTATCGTGGAACTGTTTCAGAAGAAGAAATTGTTATTTCTCGATTGCAATCAATTCAAGTGACATCAACAAATAAAAAGATTAAACATGAACAGTTTGTGGCAATGGCAACAGAGTTTATTAATGAAATGATTAAAAACAAAACTATTTATTAAAATTGGGGGTGGCCTGAATATCGGGGAAACAAGCCACCCCCAGAACTGCGGAGGCATCTTCAAGTCCGGTCAGAGTAAAGATGTTCTTGCGCATTGGTCACATTCTACACACATGCTTCTACCTGATAGAGTGAACCTATGGCGCATGAGTTAGAAATAGTTAATGGCAAAGCAAACATGGCTTATGCCACTGGCGGGGATAGAAAGATTCCTTGGCATCGTTTAGGCACCCCGATGAAGGGCCTTCAGACGATGGATGCGATGCTCGAAGCCGCCAATGCAGACTTTGATGTAGTTATTTCTAAAGTAGCTGCAGTTGACGCGGAGGGCAATTTGCTCAAGAACTCTGATGGCTCAATTGTCATCATTGAAGATAGCCGAGCAACACTGCGTCATAACCCTGATGGCAGTTTTAACGCGCTAGCTACTGTAGGTACACGTTACGAAGTTCGTCAGAATCGTGAAGTGCTTGAAAGAGCTCTTGCTGTAGTTGGAGCATCGAGTGGTGATGCTGTTATGGATACGGTTGGGATATTAAAAGATGGACGTCGGTTCTTCGCTACGATTGAGCTTGACACGTTAATCCTTGACCCAAGTGGCGTTAATGACAAGATTGCTAGATACTTGGTTGTTAGTTGCGGTCATGATGGTATCTGGCCAATCAGATATGCAAATACTGATGTGCGCGCAGTGTGCAATAACACTGTAGTGATGGGCTTGTCAAGCGCTCAACGCGTGTTTACTGCAAGGCACACACGCAACGTTGACACCGTTATGGAAGACGCACAGCGCGTACTAGAGATTTCAACAGCCTGGGGTCAGGCATTCTCTCGCGAAGCTGAACGAATGCTCTCAATCAACATCCCCAATGGCAGCTTGAAGATTGACAAAGTCCTTGAGAAGGTTTTCCCAGCAGAATCAGGGGAAACAGCTAGACAAAAGAAAAATCGTGATGAAGTTCACACCATGATTCGCAGTCTTTACCTGAATGACAAAAACGCTGGTAAATACGGGTTTAATGGATGGTCTCTTTACAATGCGATTGTTGAATACATTGACCACTATAGGTCTGATGACCCAACTGCTGGAGCGATAGCAGCAATGGACGAAAATTCATTTGGTACACAAAAAAAGATTGTTGCTCATAAAGCGGTGGTATCATGAATTCATGTCCGATTCGATGAACTCACCAGACTGGGATGACGACGAGCCGATATTCATTGACGACGAAGATTTTGAAGGTGATTCACTAAGTCTTGATGAGCTAAAAAAAGAAATATTCCAAGACAAGGTAATTCACGGTTTTGTGCAAGAAGCATTTCAATTTAATGGCCGCGAAGCAATTAATGAAATACTCAGTGAAATTGAACGTAAAATGGGCTGGAAGCTTGAAATCATTGCCACTCGTGGAAGCATTGAGGACGCAGTCCTTGAGCGCACAAACACTTTTGATGAAGACGCATGGATTAGATTTTTAATGTCTGACGTGTATGACCGAATGTCATACAGGGTCATCTATGAAAGCGAACTAGCTGTTGATGAGTTCATGGATGATAGTTACGAGAGCCTTAGTTTGGGGGCTCGTGCCCGTAGATATATCAAGAAAACAGTCTGGAATCTTTTCCAAAATATCTAGTTGGTGGTTGACATCCCGACATGTGAAGTGTAGTTTGTAGAGAACGCAAAGGAGCCTTCGGGGGGCACATGTCAGATTACAGTGATGTTGATATTCCAATTGTTCCGAGGCTCAAAAGCTCATGCAAAGGAATGCCGGTTGAATGGTGGTTCCCGGAGCACCCACCAACATCAGAGCAGAGCTTCAATGCGGCTCGAGCGGTTGAAGTTTGTAAAACATGTGTTGATATTGAGGCGTGCGGAGAGTTTGCTATCCAGAACCCAAGGGTGATTGGTATTTGGGGTGGAATGTCTTGGAAGCAGAGACAGAGGATTCGTGTGGTGAGAGAGAGAAACGCTACTTTTAGCCGAATTGAAGAAGAGAAACAAAAGCAACGTGCAATCGCTAGTGAATTGAAAGTACGGCAGGCGCAATGATTTCTCGTGCTGTAGATGATTTTCTCGGTCGCCTTGATGGCGTGAAGCCTGCTGGTGATAATCAATGGTCTGCTCGTTGCCCGTGTAGAAACGATGACCAAAATCCTTCTCTTAGTATTTCTCAAGCCAAAGACACTGGTGATGTGCTTGTTACTTGCCACAGGGGAAACGGTTGTGACACGAATCAAATTTGTGATGCGCTTGGAATGAAAGTTGGGAAGCTTTTCAATAAAGCTCACGAGGGTGGATGGAGCGACACGCCGAAGAAGTACAAGGAGAGCGTTTTGCCACAAGTGCAGAAAAAGTCCACGCGAAAGCTTGTTGCTACTTATAAGTTCCGTGACGAAAACGGAACACTCATGTATGAGAAGTTGCGATATGTTGACGAAAATGGGAAGAAGTCTTTTGGCCATCGCCGTCCAGACCCAGACATGCCTGGTGAATACATATATGACGCTAAAGGCGTACAAAAGATTCTTTACCGACTGCCAGAAGTATTAAAGGCTATTGAAGACGGTGAACCTGTATGGCTTGTTGAGGGTGAAAAAGACGTTGATACTCTCGTGGCTAAGTACGGCGTATGCGCGACAACAATGTCTAGCGGTGCTGGCCACTGGGAGTCAGAATATTCGCAAGTTCTTTCGGGGGCAACTGTTCTTGAGATTGTTGCAGACAATGACGATGCTGGTAAAACGCATGCAATGAGTGTTGCTGCCCAAGTACGTGCACTTGGCGGCAATGTCAACGTATGGGTTTCTCCTCATGGCAAGGACATCACAGACCACATTAATGCTGGATATCAGCCAGATGAACTTAGCGAACTTGATTACGAGATTCCGCAACAATCCGCAGAGCTTGAGTCAGAAGAGGAAGAGTCTGTCGGAGAAAGAATTCTTGATGTTGTAACTTCTGTTGTTTCTAATGGCGATTTGAGCCTTGAGCAAATGCTCAATCGTGTAAGCGTAATGCTTAGCTCGATGTCACAGAATTCTGACGATGACACTGGTCGTTTGTACAACTGGCAGAAGTTCTTAGAGGACTACAAGGACAGAGGATACGAGTGGATTATTCCGGGCTTGCTAGAGAAGCAGGAGCGCGTGATTGTTGTAGCAGCCGAAGGCGTCGGTAAAACAATGCTCGCTAGGCAAGTGGCCATTTGCTCTGCTGCTGGAATCCACCCATTCACATTTCAGCCAATGGAACCAATCACAACCCTGATGATTGACCTTGAGAACCCAGAGCGCATTATTCAGAGAACATCTAATAACATCATGCGCGAAGCACTGAAGATGGGTAAGACAAAACAGTTAGACGCGCATCTTTACATCCAGCCAGCAGGTTTAGACCTGACTAGCTCTAAGGACAGAGCGCTTGTTGAGCGTTTGTGCCAAGAGATTAAACCGCAATTGATAGTCATGGGACCTTTGTATAAGGCTTATGTAGATAATGGCAATAAAACAAGCGAAGCTCTTGCTGTAGAGGTTGCAAAGTTCTTGGACAGAATTCGCGATGTGTACGGTTGCGCCTTGTGGCTTGAGCACCACGCTCCACTCGGTTCAACCTCATCAAGTCGCGAACTAAGGCCTTTTGGTTCATCTGTATGGTCACGTTGGCCAGAGTTTGGTATTTCTCTCACTCCAGACCCAATGGCTCTTGATGGGTACGTTTATCAAGTCAATCACTTCCGTGGTGCCCGCGATAACAGAGCATGGCCAATCAGAATGAAGAGAGCCGTAAGGTTCCCATTTGAGACATTAGAATTCATGAAAATGAACTAATCTAGAAGTATGGCAGGTTCACAAAAACCGCTGACTAGAGAATTCCTAGCAGAGCGAGATTTACGTATTTTCAAGATGCGTCAAGCTGGCGTATCCGTTGGTGAGATTGCCAGACGTTTCAGTATCACGTCGGCAACGGTTGGCACTGCTGTCCGTAGACAACTTGAGAAGCTTAATAAAGAAGCGCTCATGGCGTATCCAGAAGTCTTGCGCATGGAGCTTGAAAGACTTGATGCTTTACAGACTGCAATTTGGCCTTTGACTCAACCACGCAAACAGACCCTGGATGATGGCACAGAAATCATTGCTGAACCAGACCTAAAGGCGATACAGCAGGTGTTGTCTATCATGGACAGGCGTTCAAAGCTGCTTGGCATGGAGCAGAACAACGTAAACATCCAGATGGACGTTGGTTCAAGTGCTCCGATTAGAGCAACACTTGCAGGTGCAATACCTACTACGGCGGCCGAACAGTTCAGTCCAGAGGCAGAGGCCAAGAAGCTATTGGCCATCATGGGTTCTTCTGGGGTAATCTCCAAAGAGTATGTTGATAAGCTCCTCGGTGAGGTTGGTGAATTAGCACCAATTGTGGATGCAGAAATAATTGAAGATGACGAAGAGCTTGATGACTGAGATAGACATAATTGACTGGCTTGAAAGCAGGGTCCCAGCAAGTGACTCTGAGCTAAGGTTGCATTCAATGGCAGTTATAGAAATTGTGAAATTAAGGAAACGGGTGAATGAACTTGAACGAGAGCTGGAACAACGCAATACTGAAGGTAAAGGCATCTTTGTCGCATATGAATGAGCAGAACGAAATGACGTCTGACAACATTGAAGCCGCAATGGATAAAGTCGCTGAGAACATCTCAATGGGCAGGCGCTCGAATACTGGCTCAAAACCTGGTGAACCAGCACAGAAACAGGTCATTGTCCGCACGTCTGAACGCAACCATGACAGATGGAAGCAGGCAGCTGAAATTCAGGGTGTTTCCTTGGCTGAGTTCATTAGGGCATTAGCTGATGCAGAATCGGCTAGGCTGCTTGAATGTACGCATCCAAAGCAGTTCATTGTTAGCTATCCATGGATGACAAAGTGCAAGAAGTGCGGAGAGCGCTTAGACCAGTAGACTGCCGTCATGATTATTGAATACATCTCGTTTAATGATTTCCTTGCAGACGCCAGCATTCAGTACAACAAGCTGTCGCAAGAAGATAAATCAATCAGGTACGGACAGGTTTACTTCAACCTGCTCAATGACTCTCGCCCAGATATTGCAGTAAAGCTAAGAGGCTCGGTTCTTGACCCGTTTCACAGGGACGAAGTGAAGACAGAGGTGCACGCTTTTGTGGAGTACTTGTGGTAAATGGCCATGCAATTAGATTCACTAGATACTCCACTCATACATAAGAACATCCCTATAGGCGATATTCCAAAAACACCCGCAACTCCATACGGCGCTGAAGAGACAGAAGTCGCCGACCACATGTTGCTTTTAATATCCTCCTCAATCGGATATCCAATCTCATACAAGCAAGAGCAGGATGGCTTGCTGATTCAGAACATAGTTCCAGTTTTCAAGACAGAGTCACAACAGATTTCAACTTCATCCAAGGTTGTTCTTCAGCTTCACACCGAGACTGCTTTTCACCCGTATAAACCAGATTTCGTTTTACTCATGTGTTTACGTGGAGACGAAACCGCTTACACGACTTATGCTGACATATGCGACATAGTCGAGTGCCTGTCCCCAACCGCGGTTGATGAGCTTAAGAAACCACAGTTCATAACAAAAGTGGATGACAGCTTCAGGATGCATGGCGAGCCAGACGTTGAGCTAACTAAAGCAATACTTTCTGAAGACGAAGATGGGTTCCAGATTTGCTTTGACGAGTTTTTCATGAGAGGCAAAACACAGGCGGCCAATGATGCTCTTGATGAACTCATTATCGCTATAGCCAAATGCACCCAGAAGGTTGCGCTTGAAGCTGGCGATGTCATGGTTATAGACAATCGAAGAACTGTTCATGGCAGATTGCCATTTAGCCCTCGTTATGACGGCTATGACAGGTGGGTGAAGAGACTAATGGTGGTTTCCGAGCTTCCGCCAGACAATGAAAGAGACGGCTTTGTTGTGACTACGGAGTTCACATCCTCCAGTTAGACAACCCACCTGAACTATTTTCCATAATGTAACGAGCGACCATCAGGTTGCAGTGGAGGGTTTTGAGACCCTGCATCTTGTTCTCTACAGCGTCCTCTCCGCAAACCTTGGCCGTTACTGACCTCCACGAGGAGTTGATTTGGAGCAAGCCAGTATCGTATGAGCCGTTCTTGTTCAGGGCATAGGTCATATTGCCATTGGCGTCCCATGTAGCGTTCTGGGCCTTAGGACGGCATCCAGACTCTCTCCAAGCGATGTAGGACCACGTTTGGATTGGATATAGCCCATAAGCCTCGAACACTGGTTCTAGGCGCGGACAACGCTTCTGAGGGTCTTCTGGAACAGCCTTACGGCGACCAGCGTGGTCGTTGCGGACTGGGGCCATTTGAGGAAGGTCTTTTTGTGCCCTAAAGGAAGCTTCGGATTCCCGAATTGCTTGGCCTTGACTAAGGACGACGTCGTCTGCCTCTACTGAGATTTCTGTAATTTCCACGGTCTGACCGGACTCGTGTGGAGCCTCAACCTTTTCTGCTGGGATTACCATCCCTGTTATGAAAAAGAGTAAAGAGATTCCATATCCGTGAATTGTGTGCAATTTCCTTTTCCTTTGTTTGGGGAATAAAGCGCGGGCGTAAACTGCAATGCCCTATGTGAGTTAGTGACTAATCTCCATACAAAATTATACCCTTTGGTGTCGGGTAATCCCAACTTTTGTCAATCAATCAGGGCAAAACAACCTCGTATGGCCCTTGTGTTTATTGGGTTTCAAAAAAATATGAGATTTCTTGCCTATAAACGCCAAAAATCCCCTCTGAATGACGTTCCACAGAACACTCAGAGGGGATTTGGTATCTCTTGTTAGAGAACTAGAAAGGTTCTTCTTGGTTGTCTTGGCGCTTCATCTGAGGACGGTTCGCTGGTCGGCTTGCCGTTGCGGTCTTCTGCGCTGGGATTGAAGTCTGACCTTCTTTGGTTTGACGACGCTCGTAGCTTTCAATGTTTCGGAGAGCAAGAGCAACGTTGTCGGCAACAACAAGCACTTTTGAGCGCTTTTCGCCAGTTGTCTTGTCATCCCATGTCTGCTGCTCAAGGCGACCGTTCACGATGACGCTGTTGCCCTTTGAGAGGACGCGAGCAATGTCATCTGCGGAGTACGACCACGCAATTGCATCGAAGTAGCTGGTGACTTCCTTCTTTTCACCCGACTCATCTGTCCAACGACGGTTTACCGCCACAGAGAAAGAGACCTTAGTCTTTCCGCTGTCGAACACCATAAGTTCTGGGTCCTTTGTGAGATTCCCAATAAGGGTTACCTGTGCTGTCATGTATTTTCCTTTTCGTTAACGCATGCCCGTGGGCCTGGTGGTTAGAGCATAACAGGGCTGCTACGCTATTGCAATGCCTTCAGATAGCAGTAATTTCGCGGAAATCCACCTAAAAGTCTTGAACAACATCAAGGAAAGCCTGCTTGACATCACCTACAGGGACGACATGACGGACTCTGAGGTAGGCGAGCTTGTCCAGCAAATGTCAAACATCTCCGAATACGTAGTTGAGCTTTTGGGTATTGAGATTCAGCGTGAGAATGAGGACGGCTCAATTAGTGCCCTTCTTCGCCTAAAGGACTGACAGTGGAAATACACCCATCAATCAAAAAGCTCGCTAAGCCAGTTGATGTGCTGTTACCTCTTGAAGGCAATCCACGTCGTGGAGACATTGGAGCGATAACCGCCTCGTATAGAGAGTTCGGTCAAGTCAAACCGATTGTTGTTAAAGACAATGAGGATGGAACTTTTACGGTTATCGCCGGAAATCATCAACTTGAAGCAGCAAAGAAGCTGGGCTGGAAAGAGATTGCCGCAGTCGTTCTTGATGCAGATGATGACAGGGCGATTGCTTTTGCTTTGGCTGACAACAGAACGATGGAGCTCGGATACTCAGAGCAGTCTGATATTGCTGACATGCTTGGCCAGATAAGCGACGCGTACGGCGACTTACTCACCGACTTGCGTTGGGATGAGTTTGAGATGGCAGCTATAGAAGAGTGGACAGAACGAAACGTTGAGACAGAAGAAGAATCTGGGTATGTTGCTCCAGTGATGGTTAACCCGCCACTGAACGACAACATTCATGTTGAGCAAAACGAGGATGGCGAGAACGTCATCAAAGCTAAGCCAACAGTTGACGCTAGGGAAGTTGCTACCCGTGGAAGTACTGCTATTAACTCTGCTGGTTCTCAAGCAATAGTTCAATACACACTTGTATTTGATTCTCCAGAGCAACAAAAGCTTTGGTACGACTTCATCAGGTTCCTGCGTAGTTCTGCAGTTTACGAAGGGACTACAACTTCTGAGCGTCTAATGCAGTTTATTGAGGCTCACGCGGATTTCTGATTCGCATATAGACACGCACCGCGTATGAGACAAGTGCTCCGTGCACAAATCCAAGGACAAATCCAATTAAGTACATTACTGTTGTGTGCTTGGCGTGTCTATGAGACGAACAATTTCTTTAGCAGAACGCTTGCAAACATTTACTGACCACATTCCATCAGTGAACATTGGAGCGATTCTTTCTGTATCATTTCCATATAGGAACATTGTTCTTCCCCAGTTGGCTTCACCTAATGGCTGCCCTCTGAGAGCGCAATCAACGTAATTGATTCCAGCGCTAAGCAACTTTGAGGCCAAAGCCTGCTCTTCTGCTTCATTGGTAATTGAGTTTGCATCAACGTATACACCTTTGAACCCGTGCAAGATTGCCAGTTCAGCACCAACGTCATAAATACCGTTCGTCCCAATGCAGAAAATCACATCAGACTTATTGAACAGTCTTTCATTTGTTTCTGCATCCTGAAACCCAAGGTTCTCTGCATGCTTACGAGTCCCATCAGAACGACCTTCGCTTGAATAAATCACACGATGTCCACTCTTACCAAGAGAACGGCCAATAGTCCTACCCATCTTCCCGGGTGAGAATATTCCTACTGTTTGTGCAGGCATATAAATACCGTGCACTACTTCATGTACTCGGTGAGTTCACCCGCAAGCTTTTCTGCATTACGCGCACCAACAAGTGTCTTTACTACTTCCCCACCATCAAATACGAGAATCGTGGGGATGCTGAATACATTGAACACACCTGCAATTTCTGGGTATTCATCGACGTTTACTTTGCCAATTGCAAAGTGTTGAGAATGAGCCATATCAAAGGTTTCAAACTCTGGGGCCATGGTCTTGCATGGTCCACACCATGGCGCCCAGAAGTCAACGATTACGGTCTTCTCGGAGTCGTAGAGAAACGACTCAAGGTTCTTGTCTGTAATTTCAGCAATCATGTTTCTATCGTACAGGACAAGCGCCCGTAGAGCAGTTGTCCAAATCAAGCATGTCTGAAGGAGCTGAATGCATAGGCACCGAGAAGTCAATCTTGCCGAGAGTCTTCTGGTATTCCTCTTTAGTGATTTCCTCGTATGGAGGCAGTGGGAAGTTGTGGTCACTGTGGAGAAGGAACGACACAGACTTAACGCCCTTGTCGTAGTTCTTGGACAACCACTCACGAATTGAGTCAAGCTCTTCCTTCCGGTAGTAGACGGTAACAGAGACGGCGTTGTCTGCCCATACGGTCTGCATCTTCTTAACCCATTCAAGCTGGTCAACTGCAGTCATGTTGGCTGCAAGAACAGCGCCTTCTGGTGATTCGCATGGGAATTCAACTACATACTTGGTGTGGTCTTCACGGCCGTCAATTCCGATGTCCCAAACAACCTTGTAGCCACGTTTGCGACAAGCGTCAACAAGTGGGTCTGCTGCACCGAATCGCACCCGTCGGATGTAGTACTGAGCGAAGCCAGGATGGATGCCTGGTGTATTCCCTGGAAGCAATGCCAGCGTGCCTGAAGGCTGAACTGTCGTCAAACGAACCGATGTTGGCCAACCATTCTGCTTTGACCATTCTTCATCAAATTCGCGCAAGGACACATAAGCTGCATCAAGCCATTCAATCTTTTCTGCTGGCACCTGCAAGATACCCGTGATGCTTTGACCGAGGCGAGCGTTCTTGCGAACAATGTTCGTGGTTTTTTCATAAGGGTAGTCAAGTCTGGTGATTTGTTTTTGAATCTTGTACAAAAGAATTGAGATTTCCTTTAGTTGTTCAAGTGACTCAACGTTAGGAAGGAAGATTGTTGAAAGGTTGCATGACTCTCCGTCTGCAAGCGCAATTTCTGCACAAGGGTTGAAGCCCTCAATGGTGTAGTCAGGGCGTCTGTCACCGAGACGACCGTATGTGCGTGCAAGCTTGCGGTTAACAAGACCGTATGGTTCGCCTGAGCCGTCGTAGCCCTTCCAGAGTTCTGTCATGATTTCTTCGTATGCATCTGCATAGATGGAGTTGTTGGAGTTGGCACGCCATGCTGGGACACTACCCGTGGACCAGTTCTTTGCTCGAATGAAAAGAACATCGTCTGGGTCGCCAATGGCAATCTGTGCTGAACGACGCGAAGAACCAGAGACAACGATGCGACCAATGATGTTGCAGATGTCAAGCACATCAATTGAGCGAAGCTTCTTGCCTTCACGATTCTGCATTACCTTTGAAATATCTGCGATGCCTTCAATGAGTGCGCCTGGACCTGATGCGGTGCCACCGAATGTCTTGAGTGGTGCACCGAATTCGCGAATAAGAATCGTGGAGTATGAGAAAGACTTACCCGTGTCAAAGTATGACTTCAAAACTGCATGCAAGAGACGCTTCCAGCCTTGACGTGAGTCAGGGACAATGATGTCTGCATCGTTGGAACGTTCGTGTGTGATTGTGACTCCTGCTTTAACTTTTGGAAGTTCGTGAATCTTGGAGCGTTCAACAGAGAAGCCAACACCGCCACCAAGCATTAGGTATTCGAACAGCAGTTCAAAGTCTTCAATCTTTTCAATGTTGGTGAAGTAGCAGTTGTTCAATGATGTTGCGTTGAACTTCTTTACGAGTGGTGTTCCAAGCTGCCAAAGGGCACGACCTGAAAGCGAGCAGCGAAGGTTGAACATGTGGTCAAACAGCTTCTCTGCCTCTTCTTGTGTCAGGCATGTGCCGATTTCTGCTGCGCCATTGATTGCCCGTGTGATGGTCTCGGTCCAAGTCTCGTTGCGACCGAGTTCTTCAATTGGACGGCTGTAGGTGCGTAGGTAAACAACTTCGCCAAGTCCACCAAAACCCCAAGGTGTTTGTTTGTTTGCGTATGTTGCGATGAATTCCGGGGTAAGCAGTGCCATGTTCGTTCTTTCTTGTTTGTAGGGATTATGGGAATGACAATTGTATCGATGTCAAAAAAACGATGCGTCTAGTTGATTCCTAGTTCGCTTGCTTTCTGGATTGATATGTATTGCCCCTTCTTGGCTGCAAGAACTCTTGCAGTTGCATATGGTGATATTTGCTTGTCAACATACACGTCTTCTTTGACTAACACAAGTTGAGTGGTGTCAACATTTTCAATATTCGTGTCAGCGAAAGCTATGAACGGTTCTTCAACATGTTCTGGCTTACAGTCACCCGTAGTGTGTCCACAGACCAAGCATGGTTGTCTATCGGCTTTGACTAAGCGATATTCGCCAAATAGGTAGTTATCTGAGCGAAATATATCTGACATAAAGGAATTGTATCAAAGTTGTCATTTTTTGCAAAGCTCGCTAGATTGTTGACATGTCAAATTTCAGGATTAAAGATATATCTCGAATGAAAGAGTTTCAGTCGGTTTCCTTCATCAAGCGTGGTAGTACGCTGACTCGCTCAATCCTGTGTTACGCCAAGATGAAAAAGAAACCCATTGCACCCGTGAGCATTGTGAGGATGTTTAGTTCAAAGTGTCGCAGACCTTATGACGCAAGAGAGGTCATGAAGACGCTTGAGGGTAGGGGTATGCTGCGTCGTGTTGACGCTGACACTTGGGAGATTACTCCACTAGGTATTGAAGCCGTCTACTTGCTAGGCAAGAGAGACGAAGAATACGTTGGCGGTGACTTCTCTAGTTTCTAAACCAAGCGAGAATTCGCTTGCGCAATGACTTGTTCTTCACGTCATTTGCGTACACAACAATACCTGGAGCGTTGTCCTGTGGTGCTGATGTAGTTCCAACTGCAGAGACTTCTGTATCGATTGATACTTTGACTTGCTCTGTCTTTGGTGCAACCTTCTTAGGTGCAGCTTTCTTAGGGGCTGCCTTCTTTGGGGCTGCCTTCTTTGCTGAAGCTTTCTTAACTGGTTTCTTTTTCGTTGCCATGCTTGACACACTAGTCCACCCGTGTTGATTCTGGCGGAAGTAGTCAATCGAGATAGTGTTGCTTGTGGAGATATCCGACTTCAAAGAACGTATTGACAAGGTTGGATTGGCTCTGATGTCCACTGTTGAAGCCAAAGAACAGTCAGTCAAAGACGAAGGCATAGGCGAAGACCTGTCAATCAACATGTTCTGCTGGGAGCAAGACAGACTGGCGCTAATGCTTCAAGCACGACCCTCTGTGCAGTATGCGAGCATAGACGAACGCTTTGACGCTATAACGAAGGTGGCCTGCATAGTGAGGCGAGGCTGGGGTATAACAGCCTTCTCAATGGCATCTGAAGGGTACATAAGCCTCAAACCAGATGAGACAAAATGGTCAAGCCTAAAGCAAGCATTCATTGATGGCAAGGCAGTTAAAGAGTGTTTGACTGTCACACATGTTGAGAACAACAGAGTAACCATTGTTGCAAGGCCCTACTCTTACACAGTTCCAAGAAAAGTAGTTTGGGATGACGACATCTACTATCCAGGCAGAACACTAGTAAGAGACCAAGATGGCATGTATGCCAACATGTTTGACAGAGTGCTTACATCAGTTGATGCAGAGGAACCACCTGAAGACTACAACACGTTCTATGACGAAATAAGTAGTGGTGTATTAGAGCTAGGGTTCTATATACAACAGTTCTAGTTACCCGTGGAGCTCCAACGCAAATTCTTCGCTCTGCGAATAGCGTTACGTTCAAGCCTTTGAGAACGTTCTGGTTCAGGTAACTGAAGGATAGCCTCAACACGTTTACGGTTCTTGCGTTCACGTTCATACTCTCTACGATGAGCTCTCTTAGCAGGAGTGTCCTCGCGATGAGCACGTTGCCACTCTCTCTGTGCTTCAGGGTTCTTGTATGGCATACCTAGATAGTAGTCACCCGTATCACCCGTGGCCACGTGGTGAGTAAAACTCCAACGGAATCCGGATATCATTCTTATCGAAGTAGCTAACATCAGTGATGGCTGACGCTGGTATATGACGAGGGTATGTAAACGAACTACAGAACCAAGGGAACACACCTGCTCGAGACTGTTGCTTGTCATAGTCATTCATCACTAACGACTCAACATCAATCTGATTCTGGTCAATATGAAACACACTGATACGGTCAAAGAAACTCTGAATGAAATGCGGCTCAGACTGCGTCACACGAACCCCCTCAAGACGAGAACAACCAAACATGTTCACATAACCTGCTGCATGAGAAGCAAAGCCTGACAGGTTGACAAGACCTTGATGATTCAGCAAGATACCTTCAGAAACAATACGAGCTTCAACATCAGGTAATGAAGCATGAAATAGGTTATCTGTATGAGTGAGCATAAAACCTTGAAATGGTTAAGATGACAGGGCAAACGAATACTACACGACACTTGACATGTGTTGTGAGTAATACACAGGGTTATACACAGCTCAATCACTGCAAGGTCAGGACACTGTCCTCTGGAAGCAGACAAAGAGAGCGTGTGGGGTCTCCCCAGAATTGGTCTAACGGGACTTTTTAGTGAACGGCGCGGGTGTGTGGGGGGACGTGTGGACTTTTTTCTGACTGACCTATTTCGGATAGATTTATCTGAACTGGTTTTTTGTGGTGTTCTTTTTTGTGGTGTTGGTGGTGTGGTTCTGGCATTATTATGATGGCTGAGCTGTTGTTGGATAAATTTATCTGATTTTTTTGGAGGGTTTTGTGTTCGGTTTGTTTCGTGACCGTGGGGTTTCTTCGGAGGTTCTTCGGCTTAATGCGGAGTTGGTTCGTGAGCGTCAGGTTTCTGATTTTTTGTATTCTGCA